ATATCTCATTGGCCCCACCACTGGCAGAGCGTTTCTCATCACTGCGGGTGATGGTGTGTTTGCGGTCACAGTTGATCGCCTCGAGGGCACCACTGCGATTCTGGCTGATGTGCTCCCCCGTGGGCTGTCACTCACTGCATCAGCGGAGCTCCGCTGGGCAGGCTACACCTATACAATCCCAGCAGCCCACACTGGCACCAGAGGTGTGCTCGCGTGGCGTATCAGCTACACAGCCACTGCCACCCCTACCAATGAGCCAGTGGGTGCACAGGGCACAGTGCAGATTGTGCGCCACCCATTTGCCACCGGGCTGAGCTCGAGCTCCCTGATTGCGCATATGCCGCAGATGGGAGATATGATCCCGCGCAGGCAGCAAGATCTGGAGCCACAGGTGGCAGCTGCACTCGAGGAGCTGGCGCTGCGCATCAGAGAGCATATTGGGCCAGAGCAGACAGAGGATGATATTTTCAACCCTCACGTTTTTGCGCCCGCTCACAGGTACCTGGCAGCCCAGCTGATCTATGAAATGAGCGCTCAATCTGATCTAGCTGATCGGGCTGGAGAGCGCGCAGCTGATCTGCTCGAGCGCGCTCTAAAGCAGTTGGTGCTGGATACTGATGATGATGGCCTCATTGATGCCAATGAGATCGATGTGCGCAGGGCAGGGGGCAGCCCCACTGATGTGCGTGGGGTATTCTCCCTCCCATCAATCGAGCCAACAGAGGGAGAGCGGGTGATCGCTCAACAATTCCCTCGCTGGCGTGGGATGCAGCACTGATGCCTAGTCAGGTCACCTTTAAGTCATTCAAGGTGCCAGCTCTGTGGAGCGCTGCAGACTCTCAGGTCACTGCATTAGACACCGTCGCACTGATCAAGCGACGGATCTATAAAGGCATAGACTCCACAGGGCGCCCATTTCTGAGCTATAGCACGCGCCCCATCTATGTCCCTAAGAAGGGAGCGCGCCTAACACCTAAAGGTGGGCGTGAGGCGCGCGGGGGGCGCAGCGTATATTATGCGGGCGGCTATGCAGAGTATAAGGAGAAATCCCGCAGGCGGGTGGCGGGTGGTGCCAATCAGACGGCAGAGGTGGATCTCACCCTGAGCGGCGCGCTGGTAAACAATATCCAGCCCCTGCAGGTGAGCAAATCTGGTTACATAATAGGGCTCACCTCAGCAGTGAGAGGCTATGGCTATCGAGTAAATGAGCGGCGCCCATACCTTGGTCTCTCTCCAAATGACGTTAAAATATTGAGCGCTGCTGTGGCTGCGCGCATCAGAAAGAAGCTGCCCAAATGAGCCAAGGGATCTCATCTGCACTCGACCTGCTGATCAGCCGCCTCGAGGCACTCACCCCTAAAACAGATCCTACGCAAGGGTTTGTGTGTGTGGATGCTGCGGGCGGGCAGGAGCTCCTCACTGATAGGCGCCCCAACACGCTCAGGCTGTTTGAGATGCGCATCACAACTCCTGCCCATGATGATGGGCAGGCTGGCATCACAGGCCGCAAGAGAGCCACAATTGAGGTGAGGGTGCGCTATGATGTGCCGCGTGATGTAGGGCTGCAGGAGCGCATGATGGGAGAGGATGCCTCACAGATCATTAATTCGCTGCGCAATCCTAGCTATGATCTGCCCAACACAGGGATCACCAGCCTCATCACAGGTGAGCCCCTCCCCACCCCCGTGCTGGGGCAGGATGGAAACCCTATAGCGATCCTGCTCTCTGTCCCGTTTGACCTGCTCTATCAGGAGGCCTTCTAAATGGCTGTCACTCACAGATCTCTATCAATCGTAGGAGAGAGCTCATTTGGCTCATTGGGCGCTGATGGTGTGCCCAGCCCCTCTGGCCTCACGTTTATCAGCATCCCCTGCGAGCGCGATCCTATCGTTGTACCGGGTGAGCCCCCTGTGTCAGAGCGCACTGAGGCGAGGGATGGCCCGCACGGGCTGCCGCCAGAGCTCGACACCACCAGCGTGGGAGGCACCCGCCAGCAGCGGCGCACTGGCACCCTCTCTGTGCGCTGTGACTTCACCACCCTGGGCAGCAGCGCAGCCAATTATGACGCCACTGCTCTGGGCCTCCTGCTGGGTGCTGGATTCTCACGCACTATCCCGGGCGCTGCCTCTGACACAGTGACAGCTGCTGTCTCAGATAATCGCTTCACCCCTACCGCTGCCGCTTCATTCAAGCTAGGTGGGCTGATGGGTATCGAGCTAGATGGGCGCGCAGAGTATGCGCACATCACTAGCGTCAATGCAGGCGGGGCTGGCGATATTGGGTACAGCCCCCAGCTCAGCAGGGCGCTCAATACTACCGCTCCTGATGTGGTGCGCCTGCTGGAGACCTGGTTTGTTGCTCGAGGCAACAACAGCGGCAGCGTCAACAGCTCTGTTGCATTTAGGGTGGATGGTGTTGGGGTGCGCAGCTATGCGTTTGGATGCAAGCTTGAGAGCCTCAATATCACCATTGATGGCGGGCGCCTGATGGGTGATTTCGTTTTTCAGGCTGCGCATATCTATGATGATCATGGCTCTGCCAGCGGGCCTATCGAGCCCACCACCCTCACTGGCAGCACGCCTCATTTCCGCAGCTGTTATCTGCGCCTCTCTTCCACTGCGAGCACCAGCCGCACCACTGTGGCTGGGCCCACGGGTGATGAGCTCGACAAGATTGACCTCTCAGTGAGCGAGTTTGATCTCACCATCACCAACACCCTCACCCCTGTGGGGAGCTCCAGCTCCCTCATTGCGATGAGTGATATGGAGGTGTCTGATGTGGTGGTGGAGTGCAACATCACGGTAGACAGCCCCAACACTGTGATCGCCAACGATTTCAGAGATGGTGTGATCCGCTCCCTGCTGATCGGCTCTGGGCCTGTGGGCGCAGGGCAGGGCATGGCCCTTAATCTGCCAGGCGCATATCTCACGGTTGATCCGCAGATCCGGCAGATTGATGGTGAGATTGTGCAGCAGCGCCTCACCTACTCTGCCTCTAGATTTGGTGGTGACGGTGGCAGCACTGATGCAGCCAACAGCCCGTTTAGGCTCGCACTGGGGATTTAAGATGTTTCATTTTGCCACTGATGCCGCGCAGGAAATTGAGGTTGTCTCCACCATTGATCCTGCTGTGCAGGGCAGTGATGATGACAAGGCGCGCTACCTGCGCACCCGTGATGAGAGTCTGCTGCAGACTGAGGGTGCTACTCGATTTGTGGTGCGGGCGCTCACCCCACCACAGCGTGAGGCGGCAGAGGTGGCAGCTGGGGTGTACAAGCGCAGCGAGCTGGGGCGCCAGCTCTGGCTGGGCCAGCCAGATGACCCCACAGAGCGGGCCCGCTGGCAGCACAAACTGCCAGAGGATGAGCGCGAGGCGCTGGGCTCTTATGAGGGTTATCTGGCGCGCGTCTATCGTGAGATGATGCGAGCTGGGCTGGTGCGGGTGGTGGGCCATGATGGTGATCCGCTCGAGCTGATTGATCGCATCCGGCCAGATCACCACAGGCAACTGCTGTGCTCTGAGCTAGTGGCGCATATCCAGACGCTAAGCACCCTGCCCCCAGAGGGAAAATAGCAGCGGGGGCCAGCGTCTGGCTGCAGCACGCTGGCTCCCGGGCATGGAGCTGTGAACAATGCCAGACGACCCCTGGGCTGCGTGCGCGCCGGGGCAACTGTGGGGGGCCATTCCTAGACGGTCTGCCATGGGTGCGCTCTGATGATCAGGGGCGCTATGTGATGGCATATCGAGTTGCGCCAGATTGTGATGGTAGCTGGGGAGAGCAGAGGGTGCGCTCATGCCCTGTGGCCAATGGCAACAGACTGGCGCCGCTGTTGCAGGCCTATCAGCGGCAGCAGGCTGGGCTCTGCTCTCTCTCTGATCTGTTTACAGCTCCCAGCTGCGCAGTGCTCGACCTATTTTCAGAGCTCAGCCAGCAAACACACCTAGCGCAGGCTAGGATGAGACAAAGAGCAGCAGAGGAGGCTAGCCATGGCAGCAGCGGGCGCAGTTGAGATCAGGGTTGAGCTAGACGGGGCAGGTAAAGCTGAAAAGGCACTAAACAACATATCCAAGGGCGCTGAGCGCGCCGCGGGTGGGTTTAGCGCTATGGGCTCTACCCTAGAGGCCAGCTCAAACAAAGTCACAGCGAGCCTAGGCGGGATTGCCACCAGCGTGGGCACGCTCACCTCTGGCATCTCTCAAATGGGCGCTGCAACTGCCACAGCGGGAGCTGGTTTTATGGCGCTCGCAGGCCCAATTGCAGCTGTTGGCGCCGCTTTTGCCGGGGTGGTTTTTGCGGTCAAAAAATACATTGATAGCACCAATGATGTAGAGGAGCGCCTAGAGGCCATCAGGGTAGGCGCGGCTGAGTTTACAACCGTTTTAGAGCAGCTCGCAGATGCAAATATTGAGCTAACAGCTGCCGAGCATGCCAACCTGATGCAGCTGAGCACAAATGCGCAGATGCAGACAGAATATGTGCAAATCCTCAGAGAGGGTAATGGCACCATTGGTAAGCGAATTGAGTTAGCTCAGCGAGAAATGGCTAGAGCATCTGCAGCGCTGCAGCATGCGCAGGCAGAGGCAGAGGCGCAGCGTACCACCATCAGGCTACGCCTAGAGGGCAACCGTCAACTCACAGCAGCTAGACGCGCCCAGCTTGAAGATCTCGAGGTGCGTAAACTCAGCCATGATGCGCAGGTGCGCTACAATCGAGCTATAGAGCGAACGTCTAGAGTAGAGGCAGAGCTGATCCCGCTCATTCAAGAGGCAGCTCGAGCAAGGCGCGCTCTCACCAATGAGGTAGAGCGCCAGCTTGAGACGCAGGGGCGCGCGGCAATCGAGGCAGCAGAGCGTGAGAGGGCCAAGCTGTTACAGGAAAATGCCAACACCCTGCGCAGCATAGGTGCGCTGCAAATCCAGACTGAGGCAGAGGCTGCCCAGGCGCGGATGAATACTCTGCAGTTTCAGAGCAGGCAGCTGCAGATACAGCAGCACCAGCGGATCTCACAGGTTAAGGCGCTAGAGCAGGCACAGCTGCAGCGCATCAATACAGTATTTGAGGGAGAGGTAGCTGCGCTCTCTCGCCAGCTGGAGCTGCAGACGATCACTGCACGCCAATACAATGAGAGGCGCGCAGAGCTCGAGGCCCAGCGTGCTCAACAGCAGCAACAATTCGCATCTGATCGGGAGCTCGCAGAGACGCTGATCATTGAGAGCGCGATACAGCGCCGCAGAGCTTTGAGGAGAGCAGCAGCGGAGAAGCGCCGCGCTATGGCGCAGCAAGCTCGAGCGCAGAGAGAGGCGCAGGAGCGGGCAGAGCTTCAGGATTTAGCGCGCCTCGAGGAGGCGAGGATAAGGCTCTACACTGAGGGTGAGCAGCAGCGCATAGCGCTGATTGAGCTACGCCACAACACAGCTCAAGCGCTGGCTCAAACAGAGACACAGAGAGAGACAGCATCCTTAGTGCGCCAGCGTGAGCTGCTCGATATTGAGCGCCAGCGCGCAGCAGAGAGAGAGCAGCTCCTCGAGCAACTGCGAGATCTGAGCGTTCAAAATGTGGAGCTCATGCATGATCTCAATGCAGCATTTGCCCAGCTAGAAGAGTTCGATTTTACCCCATTGACCCAAGCAGCAGAGCAATTCAGCCAAAGCATCCTAACCTCTGCAGTCACTGCTAAATTCATGGGGGAGAGTATGAAGGCTGCTGTGGGTGAGGCGCTCACTGCAGTGGCCATCCAAGCCACAGTAGAGAGCCTAATGGCCACAGGCCGCGGGCTCATCGCTCTGGCAATGGGCCTCCCAGCTGCTGGTTATTTCCAATCTGCTTTGGCGTTTGGGACAGCTGCTGCAGTGGCTGGCAGTGTTGGCCATGCGCTCACACCAGGAGAGAGCTCTGGTGGTGGTGGCGCTGGCAGACGCTCTGGTACTTCACCCTCTGGAGCTCCACAGGCTGCCCCTAGAGGCGCTCGAGGTGATGATCAGGATAGAGCACCCATCACCATCAACGTGAACATGGGCAATGCTGTGATCTACGACACACAGGCAGCCGCTGAGCGCGCATTTGCTGATAGGGTGGTCAGGACAATCAACAGCCCGCGCAGAGGCGCTGTGCGATTGAGGAGGAGCTGATGCCTAGTCCAGACAGCGCGCCTAATTTTGCCCTACTCACAGAATGTGATCTGCGAGATCTTAGCGAGGTAAACCTCTATAGGCGGGGCACCACATTCATCAAAATCACCATGGCTGATGTCGTCTATCAGGATATGATTGATTTTCTGAATGGCTATGCAGCAACACAGAGCCTCACTGATACAATTGAATACTATGCAACAGCTGGCGGATCACCCACCGCCGGCGGGTGGGGCGTGGCGATCAGTGATGAGGATCTGATCACCATCACGCACTCTGGCACTGCGTTTGATGTCGATTATGCTGCGGGCACAGATTATCTCGGAGTGGGCGCAGCCACCGTGAGCTCTGCTACTGTGGGCACCAATGAGGTGGCCACTATGCCCAACGCATGGGTGAGGGGCAGGGTGCTGGGGCCATGGTCGATCACGATCACCCCGGCAGCGGGCGCGGCATTTACTGTGACCGTAGATGGGGAATATCAGGATCTGCGCGTGCTCACCCGCGATCCTGCATCAGGCAGCACAGCAGATGCAGATGCCACCAACTCAACCCTCTCTCTCTCGCATATAGACACCACAGAGATGGGGCTGGCTGGGCTCAACAGTATTAGGTGGCTGATCGATGAGGAGGGGCACGCAGTGGTGAGCTACCCTAGCGCGGTCACAGCGTTAAGCTGGTCAAGCACAAAGCTGCGCAACCTGCTAGGCTTCACAGGCTCTGAGGCCCCTACTGCGCTGGGAGGCTCGAGCGTCTACAGTAGACTGCGAGCCAGCTACCCCTGCGCCATGGTGCTGCTGCCCACCCGCCCTGTGGAGCGCCACCAGCTCAGCACAGACACAGTGGCCACTGCGCGGCGCCTGCTGGGTGGAGGTATGGTGAGCAATCGCCTGGCCACCTACACCAGCAGCCGCATCTCATTTTATCTGGATGCAGAGGCAGACAGCCGCGACCTGTACCAACATTGGGGTGATCGATTTATCCGATACACTGGCCCGGGCCAGCGTCTCACCTATGTAGGAGAATGGGGAGACTCGAGGCGCCACACAGCCCCCATGGCTGTGCAGGGTAGCACCTACATCAACTCACGATATGGCACCCTCTACACCATCCAGCCAGAGCGGGGGCGCTATATCGGGCGTCTCCTCGAGGCAGATTTTGATCTCAACTATCCAGGGATGCTGCGGCGCAGGGTGCCGCTCTCCCTCACGATTGAGCATGATGGGGTGGGCTGATGGCTAACTCATTCACTGCACCCACCAGCGGCTCAGGGCTGATCCCCTCACCTGATGCTGTGGTGTCTGGCCAGATCATTCAGGCAGACACCATCAGCCGCTTGGGCAATATGCTCAACTATGCCCACGCACAGCTAGGCTGCTCACCTGTAGTTTCACAGGGCTGGCCTGATGGCGTGTTTAGCGTGATAGGCACACCTGCTGCGCCTAATGCTCGCTGGCGTATCCCAATCCCCTCCAATGCCCACTCAACCCTGCTCATTCATGTTAAAGCAGACAACAGCAGCAATGCGGGCAGCATCACGCTCGAGGAGCTCACCAACAACAACACCAGCACAATCAACCTCACCTCCACCTCGAGGTGGTATGAGGGCACCCTCTCTGTGGGTGCGCAGGCTGGCACCTATCTAGAGATCACTGCCACAGCGGACGCCACAGCAGGCACCACCACCATCAGCTATCTCTCCCTGCAGTGGCAGCCCCTCAGCAGCCCATTGGCTGCAGGCGTGGTGGATAGCAAACACAGCAGCTCTGACATCACCCCCATGGGGGCCAATCGGAGCGCGGCTGATTATCCCCTCTCCTCTGCTCGAGGGGTGGCGCTGCTGAATTCTTTAAAAGAGCTGGCAAAGCGCCCCCGGGTGTTTTTTGCCTGGAGCGGCCTACAGAACGCAGCCCCGATTACCGCGCCTAAATCTATGCTGCCCTCTGATTTCCAAACCAAATCTGCACTGAGCCGCAAATGGGGAGGCAGCAGAGCGCGAGAGCATGAATATGAGGCGCATATCTACGCCGCCACCCACGGCAATGGCGACGATAGAGAGATCATCTGGCGAGATCAGCGCGCCACTATCCCTGCGGCACAGATTGCGCCAGCATGGCAGACGCTCACCACTGATGAGCCAGAGCGCGTGAATGAGCGCCCACCCGCTGCTGATCTGGAACTCCTGCGTGATGGGCCCACGCTGCCCAGAGAGTCTGCGCTGCGCGCGCCCGCATCACCAATTTGGTCAATGGTAGTCTGGGGGCCCTGATGGCACTGATAAACGCATTTGAGGCAGCCACCCCATCACCTAGAGCGTGCATGGTGGATGCGCCAGTGATGGGGGGCACAGTGGCGCAGATGATTGATCTGATCAATCACCTAGGGGTGGGGCGCTCACGTCGCGTGATTCATGCAAATTTCACCAGAGGTCAGGGCACCTTCTCTGATCTGGATGATCCCACTGATGTATTTCGCCCGCTGATCATCCCTCCCCCCAGCGCAGAGACGCTAGAGATCCCATTTCTCAGCTCACCTATTGGGCGGCACTTGTTGCTCTTTCTCACCATCCAGGCATCAGGCACCACCCCCTCCCTGCTGGCTGAGCTCTACAAGCTCGACACCACTGGCTCACCTCACACCCTGATTGATGCGGGCTGCCAATGGGACACAGTAAACAATCGGCTTACGCCAACAATCGAGCAGCGAGGAGTGGTCACCTATCCTGTGCAGGTGATTGGCACAGGGGCTCAGGTGCAAGCTGCCAGCGGCGGTGTGGATGATCCGCGCCCGTTAGTGGTCCCTCTGGCCAATAGAGGAGATAATCTAATGTTGCGCCTCACAGCCGCTGAGGTGAATGTAGAGGCAGTGGACATTTTCGAGCTGTATGAGGAGAGCTGGGCGTGAGTCTCACTGATCAAAATCAGAGGCGCAGGTTTGCTCTCGTTATCGCAGGGCTGCCACAGGTCTACTATTCTGGCAGCTCCACTGGCCTCTCATCTGTGAGTGCGATTGGCTCAACCCTCGCAGGGGTGGCGCGCACGTTTTCTGAGAGCATCATCTCAGTCTCAGACTATGGCGCAGAGCTCGAGCCCATTGGAGGTGTGGCGAGCTATCAGGCCATCACCATCTCTCTGGCAGTAGACCGCAGAGGGGGCGCATCAGAGCCTGGCACTGTATTCTCTAGGCTGGGCCCTCGAGCCACTGGCGCCTCTCATGCGTTTCTCCTCGAGCCAATCAGCCACACAGACACCACCCCGATCACAGTAGACACAGATCGAGATCTCTCTGGCGTCTACTCTGCAGGAGACCTCTGCCATATTGATGCTGAGACATTCAGAGTCTCAGGCACCACTGGCGGGGCCTCTCCAACGATAACCCTAGATCAGCGCGGGGTGGGTGAGACGCCTATTCAGGATCATCAGCTAGGGCTGGCTGGGAGCAATAAGCCAGAGCTCACTGATCAGGTCGTCTACTGGCGGGGGCGCCGCGCCTCAATCTGGGTGAGCTCTGGGCGCAGCGATGGCAGCTGGGGTGGCTGGGTGGAGCTGATGCGGGGTTTTCTCGATAGCACGCCAGAGGTAGATGAGGGGCTGGCGATCACCCTCGAGGTGGTGCCTCTCACGGCAATGGTAGATGAGGGGCTCACTGGCGGGGTGAGCAGACAGACCACACTGCTGCATGGGTATCACGATTTTGAACAGGGAATTGGCGACACCTTTGAATGGGCCTGCGGCATTGGCTGGGGTGCATTTAATCCACAGGATATGCCCAACATTGTGGGGGAGGGGGCCGCGACCTGGAGCAGCCATGCTGCCAATAACATAGTGGACACAGGCGGCCATGATCACCCTACGATTTTTGACATCACCCTACAGACAGCAGACGGGCAGCCATACACTGAGCACCCGCGCATTGGCCTCCTCTTTCTGCGCTATAGAAACGCGAACGGCACATCATCAACGATCACGCTGCGTGTAGATGCCTATCACTATCATGGCGCTGATCTAGAGGGCTATGAGCTCGATCAAAATGTGCATACCTACAATTTCGGGCCATTCCAGCATGGCTACAGCACCCCTGTGCTGGAGCTCCACAGATACACCATCCCATCAGGGGTAAGGCTGTGGCCTGCAGAGTTTATCTCTGGCTACAATGCCGCCAGCCCAGCCGATCAGACTGGGCTGGATGGTGGTTTTTTGAAGTGGGCAATGAGGGAGGCAGGGGGCCTGCTGTATTGGGATTTGACGCCTCATATAGATGCGCCGCTGCGAGCGGCGGTCTACACCTACAGCAGCTGGACAGCATGGTTGGGGGATGAGCTGCCCAAATACTATGACGCCAATGGGCCCCAGCTGCCGCTCGCACCCGGGCAGCAGATGGTGGTGCCAATCGACCCTGCCACCTCTGGCGCCCAAACCTATCCTAGGGTGTGGCCAGATCAGCGCTCTCTGGATGAGGGCACCCTCTACCCTCGAGAATGGCGGCAGCAGGAGCTCTCCCGGCAGAGCTATCGCTTTAGAGATTATGCGCTGGGTTGGTGGCAGCCATCAGAGCGCATCCTGCTGATCAGTGAGCAAATATCTGGCATCCCTAGTGCAGCTGGGGGGCAGACGTTCTTTGTTTCTATCCGCTCCTATGATCGGCGCAGAGATGAGGAGATCACGCAGTATGTGCGCGCCACCCATCAAACAGCAGTCACCTATGACGGGGCCACTGTAGGCTATCGCTTGCACCTATCCCGACGCCAGCGCACCAGGATGGTGCCTGTTGTCGATTGGGCCAGCCGGGGCGCAGAGAGCAGGGCCATCATCAGCAGCTCTGTGAGATTTGAGGATGCCAGCCCGGGAGAGGTGTTGCTCACGCTGTTAGAGAGCGGAGGTGGCGGGGGCATCAATGGCACCTATGACACCACAGGTGTGGGGCTCAACATCTCCTCAACATTTATTGATGAAGATTCATTTCTCTCATTGGGTAGCGGCACCCGCATCTCAAATATGACCTTTAGCCTAGCTGGTGATGATGTAGAGATCAGAGCGATCTTTGAGAGCGTGTTGCGCTCGATTGGTGCAGCCATGGTGCTGCGCCGCACCAGCACAGCTAATGCGCGCCTCAAGCTCACGCTGGTGCCGGTAGGTATGGAGGTGGCCACCAGAGTGAGCCAGACGGTGGGCGCTGGTGATTGGCTGGCAGATCCGCCACCTAGCTGGGGCGTCTTTGAGGCGAGCGTCAACCAGCTGCAGGTAGCCTATGATTATGATGAGGATGAGGCAGAGTTTAGGGGTGAGGCGACGATCAACAATGAGCGCGCCATCAATTCCTATTCGCAGGAGCGCCTCTCCTTAGACCTCAGCCTCTACGGTGCCACTGCAGAGGAGCTGGGGCAGAATACAGCAGACATTTACTCAGCGCTGCGCCCTGTGTTCACCCGCATTTTCAGGATTGCCTCTGATCCCGTGCGCCTCTGGCGGGGCACAGTAGGATTTTATCTGGGGCACTTGCTCGAGGTGGGCGCCTATGTGCAGGTGAGCTCCCCAGAGCTGCGCGGCTATGGGGATGCCTATGGTGTAAGCGCAGGTGTGGGCATGGTGCGCAGCGTGCGTCAAAGTCTCACAGGTGAGGGAGTGGAGGTTGAAGTGCTGCACTATGGATTTGGCAGCACTGGCTGGAATGTTTCGGCAGAGGTGGCAGCCATCACCAATGCCACCACCATCGAAGTGAGCAGCCTTACTTATGGGCGTGGGCAGTCCCCCACGGGCGCCACCCGCTATGATGTAGAGTTTTTCAGCGTGGGTGATGTGATCGACTATATCCCCCCGGGTGATGAGGATGCTGCCACCACCCACACAATTGCCAGTATCACTGGAAATGAGATCACGTTCAGCGCAGCGCATGGGATAGCCAGCGCCGCGGGGCATATCGAGCCCACCACCTATGACTCAGCCCCGGCCTCTCACCAGGCGCGGGCATATCTGGCAGACGCAGCGGGCACGCTGGGGGCTGCCGCAAATGATGGGCAGGAGTATCTCTGATGGCGAGACCCTCAAACAAAGATCTGATCGAGAGAGCGCGGCAGTTGGAGGCACAGCTGCTGGAGCTCCAGGGCGGGGCAGATGCGCAGGCCACCCACATCAGGCACCTACGCAGAGAGGTGGCCTCAATGATGCTCGACCTGCCCGCAGCTGAGGGGCGCATGGGAGAGTGCGCGCTCACCTCAGAAGTGCAGGCAGCTGCCGCGGTAGCGCTCGAGCGCGCCCAGGCAGAGTTTGAGCGTGATGTCACAGAGCCCGGGCTGGGTGGAGATTGGCAGCGCATTGACCCCTACATCAGAGGTGATGAGGGGCTGCAGTGGAGCTGGGAGGAGCCCTATACGCGCGATGGGCAGTTTGCTTGGTGCGGCGCATTTGCAGCTCAGTGCTGGGCCTCTCTGCTGCCGCAGATCCGCAAAAAAACTCTGCCCTCTACTTATCGGCTCTGGCGAGATTGGCAGGCGCGCAGGGTGCCTGTAGATGGGATGCAGCCGGGTGATATTGTGGTAGTATTTAATGACTCAGCCAGCGCAGCAGATAGGGAGGCTAAACCATATGGACAGCATATCACCATCTGCAGAGAGCTCGCAGGAGATGGCAAATTCAGCACCTATGAGGGGAACGCCAGAGCCTACGGGCCCGGCGGAAACTACAGAGAGGGTGTTGGCACCAGAGAGCGTGCTCTCTCCTCAATCGCAGCCGTCTACCGGCCCCAAGCTCAGGATCTGGCTTGAGGCGATTGGTGGGCGCAAGATGGCTGCCTATCTGGTCTCAGTGATCGCCACCTCTGCGCTAGCTCTGATGGGTGTAGCCACCACTGAAGTGCTGCTCTCTATCCAGACTGCGCTGGGCGTGTTTGTGGGCGGCAATGCCGCAGAGCATAAATTTTCAGGGAGGGCCCAATGAGGGTGAACAAAACACCACCCCAGCAATCTGCGGGGTATATCGGCTCAATTGATACCAGCACCAATGCTTCAACAGATTGGACGGATCTGGTTAGCACTGATGTGCAGGATTCTAAAACCGGCTCCGCCATGCCTGCAGGGCTGCAGTTTATCAGCATAGGTGTGCGCAACACCTCAGCTACAGGTAGCGCCTACCTCAAGCTGCGCGCTCGAGGTGGCGCGGCTGATCCTGTGGCGGCAGAGATTGAGATCCCAGCCACTGCTGCTGTCGCTCTCCCAATCGCAGCAACTGTCGGTGGTGTGATCACTACAATCGCTTACAAAAAGGCTGCCGCTGGAGATGAGCTGATTTTTCTTCTGGGCCTCTCAGACCCCACTATTTAAGGGAGTATACAAAAAATGACATTGATGATTTCTGGTGGCGGTGGTGGTGGTGGCGCAACTGCGCTCAGCGGGCTCTCTGATGTCACCCTGGGGCTGCTGGCCAATGGCCAGATCCTGCAATACAACAGCGGCTCAGGGCAGTGGGAAAATACAGCCCTCACGGGGCAGCTTACCTATCAGGGCTCATTTGACGCGAGCACGGGCACCCCTGCGCTCAGCAATGCGCTCAAGGGTGATTTCTATGTGGTGAGCGTGGCTGGCACCCAGTTTGGGCGTGATTGGGCAATCGGCGATCACCTCATTGTAAATGCAGATATGGGTGGGGTGATCGACAACAGCAAGATCGACAAGATCGACAATACAGACGCAGTAAGCTCAGTGAATGGTGCCACAGGTGTGGTGGTGCTCGATTCAGATGATGTGGCAGAGGGAGCAGCTAACCTCTACTACACAGACGCCCGCGCCGACGCCCGCGCAGATGCTCGCATTGCGGCATCCAACATGACGGCTCTGGCAGATGTCAGCTATACGGCAGGCGCAGGGATCGATAACTATGTACTGACTTATGATCACGCTGCAGGTGGCTGGCGTGCAGAGGCAGCAGCATCTGCGCCAGTTGATAGTGTGAACGGTGCCACAGGTGTGGTGGTGCTCGATTCAGATGATGTGGCAGAGGGAGCAGCCAACCTCTACTACACAGACGCCCGCGCTGACGCCCGCGCAGATGCTCGCATTGCAGCGTCCAACATGACGGCTCTGGCAGATGTCAGCTATACGGCAGGCGCAGGGATCGATAACTATGTGCTGACCTATGATCACGCTGCAGGTGGCTGGCGTGCAGAGGCAGCAGCATCTGCGCCAGTTGACAGTGTGAACGGTGCCACAGGTGTGGTGGTGCTCGATTCAGATGATGTGGCAGAGGGAGCAGCTAACCTCTACTACACAGACGCCCGCGCCGACGCCCGCGCAGATGCTCGCATTGCAGCGTCTAACATGACGGCTCTGGCAGATGTCAGTTATACGGCAGGCGCAGGGATTGATAACTATGTGCTGACCTATGATCACGCTGCAGGCGGCTGGCGTGCAGAGCCAGCAGCATCTGGTGGCGGCTCACGCCCTAACGTCTACACCCAGAGCGCCTCATTCACCATTGGTGATGGCACAGGCACCGATCCTGGCGCAGTGACCGCGGCAGAGCTCGAGCGCGTCTATCTGATCAACAATGGGGCCTCTGCAGTCACTGTGACCCTGCCAGCGATCAGCGGCAATGTGGGCGCTGGGTTCAAGCTGCAGATCAAGCGGCTGGGCACTGCAGCAGTGACAATTGATCGCAACAGTGAGGACATCGACGATCAGGCAACCAATCAAACCCTCTCAGTGCAATATTCAAGCTTTACCTTGGTATGCGCTGGGGCTGGTGTTGGTTGGTACATCATTTAAGGGGGCGCGCATGAGTTACCCGGGCACACAGGATGCAGATGGGCCATGGTTTCAAGGTCTCACCACTGCGGGCACTGCCCTGCAAGGTGTGTGGACAACAGATCTCATTTCCTATGATTCTGCGAGCAATTTCACAGCCACCCTGGCGAGCGGCCTCAAGGGAAATTGGCGCATCAATCCCACCCTAGAAAATAATGGTGTGAGCCCGTTTGGGCTCAATGCTTGGTACCCAAGCGCATCCAGCCCTGTGGATGAGTATGGGCAATTCCATGAGTATCAGACCTCTGGCATCCCCCTAGGGCCCGAGGATCTGATCAGGGTGGGAGAGAATCATGCGGGGCTGATCAGAGAGGCTACAATCTTTGGCCGTGAGGTTAGGTTTGGCGCATTTGACCGCTGGTCCACACTGGTGGAGGTGGTGCTGTGACCTTTCTGCAGGTGTTAGATAAGCCAGTGCAGGTGTCCTATTTTGAGCCCAGCTTTAGCGGCAATCCAACAGCAGGCAGCTATGTGACGCTCACCGCGGGGACCATTAACCAGGCGAGCGTCACAGGCTCTGGCACCACAACAATCTCACTGCCCGCTGGGCAGTATTTTGTGCGCTGCAATATCGGGGGCACAAAAACTGGCGGCAGCTCTGACCTAGCCTATCAACTAGAGTTGGGTGGTGTTTTAGTTGGCAATGAGGGGGGATTTGACACCTCATCAGCTCATAGGGTCTCAACCGAGTACACAGAGTATGTATTCGAGATAGCAGTGAGCACTAACCTGCGAGTTAAAATCAACTCTTCGGCAGGCACCAACTCGATCACTGCCACCTACTCTGGCATGATTATCAGGAGGCTCAATTGACCGCAATTCCCATAGCTGTAGCCTCCCGCTGCTCCACCACCAAATGCACCAACCCCACTGCTGGCTTCATTTCAGTTGGTGGGGTGATCAAATTTCAATCCTTCACCTACCGTGGCAAACCGCACCTGTGGACCTACAACAGCGGCACAGGTGTCTTTAGCCTAAACTCCAGCTGTACCTATGTTTTTGAGGCAGAGTGTTTATTCCGCACCAGTAGTGTTGTGATCGCCAATGCGCAATATGCGATTGTAAACAATGCCAGCAATGCAGAGGTAGCAGACGGGTATCGCGCAGTCTCTAAATATTACGGTGAGGCAGACTATTACGGCACCTACTCTGCCACTGGCGATGAGATGGCAATGGCAGTGGTGGATGGCGGCTCCGTTGGAGCTGTCCGCCTCGAGCTAGTGGCCTCTGACCAGACGGGTGGCGTTACGTTTGACCCCAACCCATCTGTATCCACCTACTACAAAACAGGCACCCGGATGATCATTACAGAGTATCAACCTTAAGGGCACCAGCATGAATGAGCAGTTAAGGAAATATCAGCACCACCTCATCTGCGCCGCTATCGGGCTCTCCTCGCTGCTGCTGGGGCGCTGGAGCGTGGGCACGCCACCCAGCCACATTGAAGAGTGCGCGCCTGAGATCGCTGCGCTCGAGGAGAGCGGTGAGCAGATCGCGCAGCTCGAGCGGGCGCAGCTGGGCGCTGAGGGGCGCGGCCTCGAGCGCTGCGTTGCCCGTGAGCGCCAGAGCTGTGAAGAACGCATCCGGGCCACAGAAGATGCCGCCAGCCACCTGGACTGCATCATCTGCCGGCAGCGCTGCCCCGATGGTGCGATCCCATGAATAGCGCGCTAATCCTCACCCTCTCTGGATTGCTCGCAGCCCCTGCCCCGCAGAGCGGCCTACAGCCAGAGCTTTCACAGCGCCTCGAGGTGGAGGCGCACTGGCTGGAGCAGGGGGAGCGCGCCCCGCGCCCGGGCTTCCTGGTGCGCCGGGTGGAGCTCGCGCGCCTTATCGGGGAGCTCCAGACAGAGGCCAGAGCGTGCGAGGGGCGCGTGCGCGATCAGCAGCAGCTTTGTATGCGTGAGCTGGCAGCCAACACAGCCCGCTGTGATGAGCGGCTGGCCCCCCTCGCCACCAGAATTGATGAGCTGCAGGGGATTGAGGATCAGCTCACAGAGCGTCTCTCCCAGCAGCGCAGAGAGCTCTGGTGGTGGAAGGTCGGCACCGCAGCTGGTGGTGGCGTGCTCCTCACTGCGCTCACCCTCTCACTGGCTCGATAGGAGGCCCCATGGATAGCATCACGATCAGCGGCGCCGCAGTGTTCACAGCGCTGGGGCTGGCGTGGCAGTTTGCCCGGGTCAAGGCAGAGCACGCAGCCCGCATGGCAGTGCTAGAGCAGCGGGTTGTCAGCCTCGAGGCGCGGGCCAAATCTGTCGACACCACGCTGGAGTTGATCCGCGCAGAGCTCCAGCAATTGCGCGAGATGATGGCGCGGCTTGAGGGGCACTTCAAGCGCACCCCTGCCCCGCGCTGAGGGGGGTGTCAATCCCAGCGCGTGGGATTGACACCCCCGCGCTCTAGCGTCTGCGTCGACTAAAGAGCAGGCTGATCGCCAGATAGGCAATCAGCACAATCAGGGCAGAGCCCATCACTGCTCGCTCCCGCTGATCTCCTCTGGCAGCAGCAGCGGGTGGGCTGCGTAAAAGGGGCCATCCAGAGAAAAGTGCTCATCCACCAGCCTGCCCAACTCCTGATACGTTCGAGGCGGCGCGACAGCGGCTCCGCGCAGATACAGCATGGCAGTCTCTGAGGGGATATTGCGCTGCTCGAGGATTTGCTCAAAGCGCAGCTTGATATGGGCGGGCGGCCCAGCAGGCGCGGGGGGCGCAGAGGGGCGCGGGGGCGCAGAGGGGCGCGGGGGCGCAGAGGCAGCGCTGGGGCGCGGGGGCGCAGAGGGGGCAGGCGTCTCGCTGGGTGGCAGCTCTGGCACGCCCACCACAGCGGCGAGGGCTTCGCGATCCTCACCCTGAAAGAACGCTGCCTCTTCAGTGCTGTAGGTGTTGGCGCCGCTGCCGCCTGCGCCAGTGGTGATGTCGCTGAAGATCAGCGTGGCGGCCTCAGTTTTTGCGCGCGCCTCCAGCATCCGGGCAGGATACTGGCGCCAGGTGTTGCTGTTTGCGATGCCTGCGCGCTGGGCATCCTCCATAGTCCAAGAGATGCGCTGGGGTGAGCGCCCGCGCCGCTTGATATCGAGCACCACCGCATTGGGGGAGCGCTCGACAACGCGCAGATCTTCCAACAGCCCGCTGCGCTCCACATCCCCCCACTGCAGGGCAGCGTGCTCTGAGAGCTTGCCCCCGCGCATGGTGTGGGCAGACTGCAGGGTCTGCGCCATGTTGAGGCCCCGGGGCTCCCCCATAGCTCGCCAAGCATAATAGACATCTGGCGGGCTCTGCTTGGCATAGGTCGAGGCGCTGATGCGCTCAGCCTCCTGCATCTTGAGCGCGGCCCGCTTCTCCTCCAGCTCCAGCTGGGTGAGCTCATTCTGGAGCTCCAGCTGCCTCGCCTGCGCCAGCATCATGCGCGCAGCAGCCTGCCGCTCGAGGAGCTCCACTTGCGCTTCATTGGTGAGCATGTTCATCTTTACGTCTCCCCTCTTGCGCCCCGCCCATTGTGTTGGGTGGGTGGGGCGCAGTGTTAGTGTTAGTGTGGGCGCGCGGCCCAGTTGAGGATCTCGAGAAGCGTGAGCCCCGCCGCGAGATGGATCAGCCCCCACACCACCCAGCTGGGCAGCGTGCGGCGCGTGGCGGGCGTGGCGGGCGTGGCGGGCGTGGTGAGCGACCGCTCCTCGAGGAGCTGCTGCTCCTCGTGATAGCGCCGCTTATACTCCTCATACTCTCTGCGGCAGATCTGCTGGCAGTCAGGCATTATTGATGCTCCGCTCAGCGCAGCGCTCGCAGGAGAAGCGGGCGCTGGAATAGTCGCTGAAGATAAGGATCTCGAAGTCGCCACCGCACTCACAGCGCGCGTTGGAGCAGACCGCCTCCCCCCAGCTGGGGGGACAACACGCGAGCCAGTGATAGGCTGCGATGAACTCAGGGGACGCGATCCACGGGGTGTCAGGGTCCGCGGGGTGGTCTTGGTTGGCTCTGATGTAGTCCATTCTCTCTCCTTTTATTTCTGTGTGGTGGCGCGCAGATCATGCAGCGCCGCGCAGGGATCGCAGGTGAGGATGAGGCCATCCTCGCTGTGGTAGTCCAGGAGCTCGATGCCCCACTGGCCCAGAGCGCCGCAGCAAGCGCAGCGGGCAGTGATGGTGATATCGTCAATATCCCTCACGCGGGCTGGGAAATGCCCCCGGGTGGAGTAGATGTGGCGGGTGGTGGGGCGGCAGATGACCTTCACTGCTGCCCCCGCTGCGCCTGCCGGCGCAGGATCTCAGCCTCCAGCATCTCGCGCACCAGCGCAGAGCGGCTGAGCCGAGGGGTGGCGGCGCGGGCGTGCGCCAGCTCTGCGTCGAGTTGCTCGAGGAGCTCGCGCGGCAGGCGCTGGTTGTAGGTGATCATCTGGCTCATTCTCTCTCCTCTTCTCTTCGGCCTCTGGCCCTCTGGCCCCATGGCCCCGTATACAGATCCCCCCCCTCCCCTCATTGGGAGTGTCAACATTATTGACAACACGCAAAGAGGTTGTCAATACATTATTGTGACCCAATGAGGAGGAGGGAGAGAGATGGGCTGTAAGCCGGGGCCTCACGCCCCATCATTCGCTGACCTGCGCGCCATCTGGCAGGCAGCAGACCTGAGCCCGGGTGCAAGGTTGGCTCTGCTCGAGCTCACCAGCTATCTGGATTATCAGACGGGGCAGCTGGGGCGTGGCCCCCGCGCGCGTATCGTCGCGCAGCTGGGGTACTCGGAGAGGCAGGCGAGCAATTTGCTTCAAGAGCTCAAGCGCCAAGGATATGTGCAAGGGCGCCGCCTCATCATCCCCCAAACTGTGCAAGATAGTGCACAGGTGCAGAATAGTGCACCTGTGCAAGATAGTGCACAGTTTGGGGTGCAGGATAGTGCACCGGAAATGGGCAAGATAGTGCACACCAAATGTGCAGTTTCTTTCCCCCCATACCAACCTCTACCAACATCTACCAACAGCAGAGAATCTGTTGAGCAGACTGAGCGCGCAGGCGCTGGCGCCCAGCAGCAGGGTAAGCCAGAGGCGCCAGTCAACTCTCCCCCTGCCTCTGGTTGGGATTGGTGGAGCTCGCCAGCACCCCAGCCAGAGCCCGAGCCCGAGCCACAGCCAGAGCCAGAGGGAGAGGTCACCCCCTACTTCTCGCGCCTAGCCTCATCAATCGAGGCCTACCACCAACAATTCAGAGGAGAGAGCCATGAGTGAGCTAGTGCATATCGGGGGCGCAGTTGATCGCCTCGCTGCTGTGCTCGAGGGTTTCCGCGCAGGCGCACACCGAAAAGAGGCCGCAGAGGCAGAGGCGCTCGAGCAGCCCCCCACCTCACTGCTCGAGCGCCTCGAGGAGAGCGCAGAGGTAGACCCCACCCAGCGGCGCAGGGTGGTGGTGGCGCGGCAGCTGGGGCGCTGCAACCTCAATTGTCTGCCCTGCGCGGGTGGGGGGCATGGGCGCAGCACTACAGATGACGCTGGGCGCCGTCGCTTCAAGCTCTGCCCGTGTGGGGTGATGAATAGGCAGCTCAGGGCTGTGCAGAAGATGCGCCTGCCCGCGGGTGCCCAGCGCCTCACGCTCGAAAACTATGAGATGCCAGAGGGGCTGGGCGCGATCCTCGAGCGCTGGTTTGAGCTGGCAGACGCAGGCGAGGCCCCCGCGCTCATCCTCACGGGGCCCCCTGGCACAGGCAAAACCCACTTCATGGTGGGGGCTGCGCTGAGGGCCACCCTATCCGGGCGCAGGGCTGCCTATATCGAGGCGCACCACTACCGCTCATTGCTCTCAAACCAGATGGATAAGGTGGAGGGGCATGAGCAGATCGATGCGGGCGCCAGCATCAAGGGTGCCCGCGCACTCTTCATTGATGAGGTGGGGATGCAGCGGGGGGAGCTCGAGCGCAGAGAGATTTGTCGCTTGCTGCATGAGGCGCACGCAGCTGCGCTGCCCGTGATGATCAGCTCTAACCTCACGCCTGCTGAGTTGGGATTTTTTGGCGCAGGCTATCTCACGGCGCCCGTGGCTGATCGCCTCAGGGGCGCCTGCCGCAATGGGGAGCTGCACTATCATATGGGGGGCCCCAGCCGCCGCTAGACAAAATGCGGCGCACCAGCCTATGCTCTTTTGTCCGCGATGCGGCTCTCACCGCGCCAGAGGGGGATGGGCCCTCTCTGGCGTTTTTTTATGCTCAAAAAAAAACCCCCCAGCAGAATTACCGGGGGGGGTGGGCGCATAACCCCTCATGCGCCCAGCGCTGCAAGACCAGCACAAAAGCATTGCGCCACGCGGGTCGTTTCGTCAAGTTTGAGCAGAAGCGGCCCACCCGCGGTTGGTGATCTGGAGAGAGGTCTCTGCGGGTGGGTTTTTTATGATCAACGCGCGCGTGATGTATGCCTGCCTTAAAATTAAATCCAGAAGTGCAAGAGCGAATCTGTCAGATGGTGGCGCAGGGGGTGCCCCTCGAGACAGCAGCCCGAGCAGGGGGCGTCACCTATCAGACGCTCAACAATTGGATGCGCAGGGGCGCAGAGGGTGAGGCCCCATTTGCCTCATTTCGAGCAGAGGTAGAGGAGGCGCGCGCGATCAGCGAGGCCAACCTAGTTGCGCTCATGAGGCAGGCCGCAGTAGAGGGCAGCGCAGGGGAATGGCGCGCAGCTGCGTGGCTGTTGGCGCGCCGCTGGCCAGAGCGCTGGAGTGAAAAGCGGCAGCTCCAAGTAAGCGGACCTGAGCAAACGAGCACCCAAATGGTGCAGGGGCTTTTTGCGCAGGTACAGGCGCATCTAGGTGTCACCGCAGAGGCAGGGGAGGCAGATGATGAGCAGTGAGCCAATGGCAGACGCAGCCCACGGCGCCACGCGCGTGGTAACTCCTGACGAGGCTGCCCGTCTGGCGCAGGTGCGGCTGGAGCTCCAGCACCTGCAGGCCCATATCTCCCTGTGGTGCCCACCAGAGCAGCTAAGTAGGATCGAGATCGCCCTGGTGGACCTGAGAGAGCGGCTGGGAATACCGGCGCCCCCCATCTCATTCTCACGCTAATGCCATTTCCGCGCCCCCGGGCGTGGCCCCATTGAAGCATCAGCTCCCTTGTGTCGGTGGAGCGCCAGAGAGCCTATTTCCGCGCCCCCGAGCGTGGCCCCATTAAATCAGGATAGAATATGGCAGGCAGCATTAATAAGGTTACGTTGGTGGGCAATCTGGGCCGCGACCCAGAGGCAAAGACAACCACCAGCGGCAAAACGCTGTGCCGATTTTCTCTGGCCACCTCAGAGCGCTGGACAGACAAGGCGGGGCAGCAGCAGGAGCGCACTGAGTGGCACAGCATCAAATGTTGGGGAGGGCTCGCAGCGCTCTGCCAGCAATATTTGCGCAAGGGTGCCAAGGTGTATGTCGAGGGGCGCCTCTCGAGCAGGGAGGATGATCAGGGGCGCAAATTTTGGGATGTGGTGGCCAGTGATGTCGTTTTCCTGAGTAAGAGAGACTCTGCACCAGAGTCTACCCCAGCCCCCAATGAGCCAGCCAACAGCTGGGGGCAGCCGCAGCCACAACCTCAGCCTCAGCCACAGCAACACCCAGGTGCGTGGGGGGATTGGCGCTAGATGAGTTGATTGGGGCTCTGCCCCACCCCGGGGCTCTGCCCCACCCGCTAAGGACAACATATATGCAACAACCGTTATTTTCAGGCACGCGCCCACGGATCGAGGATCTGGGCAGCTACCAGCTGAGAGAGCCAGTAGCTCTGGCGCTGGCGTGCGGCTTCAAGATCAGGCAGCAGCACAGTGGCGCCACTCAGCCCGCAGCAGCGCAAGATATGGCCCTCTCCCTGCATTGGCTGCTGGCGAGCGCGCATCAGGGGCGCGGGGTGCGTTGCACTTATGTGCAGCTCTGCCGGGCCTTCAAGGCAGCCCATTTCGGGCGCACTAAGAAGAGCAGGGATAAGACGTTTTATCAGGGGCGTGTCAAAACCCTGCTGGCAGTGTGTCTGCAGTTTGGCGTCCTCGAGGGTGAGCTCTTCTCAGGCCCCGGTGGGCGCACAGCGGCAGAGCTCAGCATGCGCCTGCTCAACCCAGACCGCATCTGGCAGCTCTACTGGGCGGAGCCCGCGCGCCCACGCGGGCTCAGCGGCGCACAGGTGCGGGCCGCCTGGGCCACCTACACCCCGCAACAGCAACTAAACCTAGCGGGCTCCAAGGCGGCGCTCGATTGGGCGTCAAAACACTTCCTGCCCTCAGCAGAGCTCTCTGAGCCCGAGCCTGAGCCCGAGCCCGAGCCCGAGCCCGAGCCCCCCGCAATCGAGGATGAGCTGGCAGAGCTGAGGCTTATGATGCAGCGCCTGCTAGATCACCTAGGAGTTTCCAAATGAGCGTATATATCTTGCACCAGCTGCCTCTAAAGGCGCTGCCGGATGAGGCACAGCTGAAGATCAAAAGGCTGCCCGTGCCCCGCGCCATGATGTGGGCGCACACCCAGCCATGCATCAATTGCGTCCCCAAACGGAATAAGGTCGCTGAGATCTCGCGCTCATTCGCCCCGCTCGAGGATAAGCCACCCAGACTGGGTAAGCTGCGCCCGGGTGACCAGGCGCTTGTGCTGCTGGCGCCAAACACTGCGGTTTACAGCCCAGCAGATCTCACGCCGGTATTAGTGGAGGTATTGGTGGAGGTAGAGGCATGAGCGCCGACGATCTTCAGGTCGCGGTGCATAACCTCGAGCTGATCCACCAGATCGCCGCAGAGATCCTGCGCCGCGGTAACACCCCCCATGAAGAGGTGGCCCTCGCGCAGCTCGCGCGGGCCCTCGAGGAGGCGCGCGCTGATCAGCGTGGTGGGTTGGATAGCTCTTTGCCTCAGCTCATCCAGACCTCAGAAGCGATCACGCATGCATGGCAGAAACGCACCACTTATCTGCGAGACAAGCTCCACCAGATCCTCGCAGGCGAGGGGGAGGGATGAGCCACTGGCAGGCAGTTGAGGAGCTGCTGCTCACCCTCTCCTCAGGCCGCGGGGTGGTATTCGCCCGCTGCGCTTGCCGGCGGTGCAAGGCAGCTGGGCAAACCTGGCAGCTCGAGGCAGAAGACGCGCGCCCCCTCTCTGAGGATGAGGCAGAGGAGGCCTGGATGCTTCAGCGGCAGGCCGCTCTGCGCTCTGCCTCGAGGCGCAACTGATCAACCCACATATAGACGCTGCTTTCTACGATCGCCCTATCGGGCTCCGCGAGGGCCTCGAGCGCCACTGGGGTATACCCGCCACAATCGGCCCGCATGAGATCTGGCGCCTCTCCCTCAGGGGCAAACAGATCAAACAGCCGCCAATCTTCTGGCTCGCAGGCCGCACAAATGCACTGCGTTAAGATCACGCCCACCTCACCGCGCGCCATATCAGGCAGCACAGCAGCCAGCCAGCGCTCCTCCCCTGCGGCTGGCGCCGCATTGCGCGCAGAGAGTGCGCGGTGGTGCAGATAGTGCTGATGTCGCCACATATGGCGGCGCCCGAGGGTGTTGAGCCCCAGCCGCGCGCGGTGGATCTCGCGCTCCTCGAGGGGGGCCCCGCCATAGATTGGGGTATACTCATTTACGGTCTCGAGGATCTCTGCGACGGGGCGCCAGAGCCCCACCCGCTCAATCAGCAGCCCCAGCAAGCCATCCTGATCCCACCCCTGAAACTCACGCTCTTTCTGGCGCAGGTATCCCCACAGGCCAGAGCCGTCTGGTGCGCGGTAAGGCTGCCCGAGAAATTCACAGAGCGCGTCAATGTTCTTTGTAGTGTCCATACAATCTCCTCTCTGCAGTCATAAGAACGCAGAGGCGCCAAATATTCGGATATGGCATGATAAAATTAATCGACAAAATGGGCTCTGATGTAACGGTGGCCAATGTTGCTCGCGTTTCACTGGGCCGCACCGTCACAGAGATTGGGCCGTCAGAGCAGAGCTTGATCGACTACTTGATCCGGCACCAGCACACCAGCCCGCTGCGCCATTGCTATGCGTCATTTCATGTAGTGGCGCCCATCTTTGTTTTGAGGCAGTGGGGCAAACATCAGATAGGCTGCAGCTGGAATGAGATCAGCTATCGCTATGTGCAGTTTGATGCGGAGCGCGCAGGCGTCTGGAAGCCAGAGATCTGGCGTGAGGCTGCGCCTGGTACCAAACAAGGCAGCGGGGGGCAGCTCCCAGCTGATCTCACCCTAGAGGCAGAGAAAGCATATGTGGAGGGCTGCGAGGCAGCAGCCGCGGCCTATCAGAAGCTGATAGATGCTGGCGTTTGTCGAGAGCAGGCGCGGGCAATACTGCCACAGGCTGTACAGAGTGAGGTGATCTGGACAGCCTCTCTTCAAGCGCTACTTCATTTCCTAGACCTGCGCCTAGCACCAGATGCCCAGCAGGAGATCAGAGCGTACGCGCAGCAAGTTGAGCGCATTGTGTTTGACCTCTGGCCTGTGACGCTGGGGGCATGGCGCAGAGAGCGCAACCATTGAACCCGCGACACCTAGCTGCGCGCCTCAGCTACTGCCGCACGCTGGCGCAGCTCTCACCCTGTGACCGGGCGCAGTATGGTGCGCTGCTGGTAGACGCACAAACCAACACCATCATCGCTGAGGGCTGGAATGGCCCACCTCGAGGGCCAGCGATCAGCTGCGGGCCTGATGGCTGCCTGCGTGATCAGCTCGCCATCCCATCAGGGCAGCGCTGTGAGGTGGGCTGCCATCATGCTGAGGCCAATGCAATCGCCAATGCTGCCCGACGCGGCGCCGCAGTGAATGGTGCCTGGCTGATTGTGAGCGGGGCGCCCTGCCTGCAGTGTGCCAAGCTGGCTCATCACGCCGGGGTGGCTGTGGTGTGGTGCGAGCTCGCAGGCAGGGATGATGAGGGGCTGAGGTATCTCTCAGAGCACGGGGTGAGGGTGCACTGCGTAGTTTAGAACAGCGTAGGCTGCTTAGCTGGCTTACGCGCCCCCAGCTCCTCTGGTGGTAGGCAGCCCCAATGCGCGATCCTGGCTCGAGCAATCTCCGCATACTCTGGCTCGCGCTCGATACCCACAAACTCAAACCCTAGCTGGGTGGCAGCGCAGCCAGTGGTGCCGCTGCCGCAGAACGGGTCAAGGATCACGCCCCCCGGCGGGGTGATCAGCTTGCAGAGCCAGCGCATCACTGCGATCGGCTTTACGGTGGGGTGCACATTCTGCCGCTTAGTCTCACCCCGTTGATAAGGGTTATCTATCGGCGTCCCTCTGCCATCACCCACTGCGCGGGCCTCGAGCCCCACCAGCCCTGCCTCACGCTCCTCTCTGCTGGCCTTACCCTCATAAAAGAAGCGGCTGGCCTCAAAACCTGCCTGCAGATCAAGAGCTGCGCCTGCGCTAGGATCTAGGAGGATATTGGCTGGCCAGCGGCCTATTTCTTGACCTGTGCTTTGCATTGGATCTTGCTGAGCATACTTCCCATAAATATGAGATTGCTGGGTTCTAGGAGTTGTAAAAATATATTCATCAGTCTCAATCCTACACCCATCAATGTTGAGCCCCCCCACCCCCCACTGCTCAACATTCTCTGCCACAGAGCCAGCCAGTGGCTTGCGGCAGAGCAGGATCGGCTCATGCGCTGGCTTGAGGGCTGTGCCCCAGCCAGACCACTGCTGCGCTAGAGGGGAGGCGGGGGCTGTAATATCAAAGGCACCCATACCCCCAGAGTAAATAAGGCGAGTGGACCCACTGACACCTGCACCAATCACCTCACGCTCAGCCCCTGCCCGCTTATCGAGCGCCTTGCTCACATCATGAGATTTTGGGAAGCCACTGCCATAAAGCCAGTGAAGCATATCTCTCACCTCAAACCCAGCCAGCCTCACTGCGACCCCCATCAGGTCTACAGTGCGTGAGCCAGCGAAGATCACAGCATGGCCCCCTGGCTTGAGCACTCGATATACCTCACGCCAGAGCTCTGGCCCGGGCACAAATGCGTCCCAGCTTTTACCCATAAAGCCTGCCCCGCTGGGCTGATACTCTTCACCCGCCAGCCACGCTGTGAGCGCTGCGCTCACTGCCCGGGGGGAGCAATTGCCCAGCCCATATGGGGGATCAGTGACCACTGCATCAATGCTAGAGTCTGGCAGCGTTTTGAGGTGATCTATTGAGTCTGCATTGATGACTGTGGCGCTCAAAATCTGCCCCGCTTCTCCCATGGCTTTATCTGTGGCGTTGACGGGCGCGCTGGAGCTCCAGCAGCCCTGCGCTCGAGCGCCTGCCCATCATCCCAGCGCCAGCAGATCAGGTCATAGCGCAGGGCGTCAAGAGGATCCTCAATGCCTGATTTCACAGGTTGCTCTCTGCGCTTATCCCATGCATATCCTGCAATTGCCTTGCGCAGGCTGTTGCCCGGGGCATTGCGCCCTGTATCCCAAACCTCTTGCGTGATGCGGTATTTGCGCTCCCATATTGCTCTCTTGAGGCGCTGCACTCCATTCATGATGTCAGTTTTCACGGGGGAAGTTGACCAGCGCAGCTTCAGGCCCAGCCCATGCGGGGGAGGGTAGCGCAGCTCCTTAAATGTGCTCTGTGCGGTACGGTCGCTGCGCGCGGCGCCAGCCTTATCGCCACAGCCAGCATCCAGCCAAATGCGGGGGCCAGGCGCGCTGGCTCTGTGGGCGCGCGGCCACGCAACCGAGAGGATCATGCGGCAGAGCTCCTGCAGGCTCACCTCTTTGGGATTGAGCTCAGCGCAGATGATGTCTGCGTCTAGCTCCTCATCATGCGCGATGATCAGCACGCTGGGCTTTCTAAATCCCCAATCCACTGCAATGCGGGCTGTCATATCCTCCCGATATTGCCAGCCCTGCACAATATTCTCTGCCTCTGAAAACTCCGAGTAAACCAGCCCGCTGGGTGGTGCAGGTTGGTTTAGGATCATTGCTGCTCGCTCCTCTGGCGGCAGCTGTTCTGTGGCTCTAAACCACTCCTCAGAGAGATTCTCTCTGTTGCTATATGAGGTGTGTAGCAGAGGGGTGCAGCCAGCATCCTCTGCGAGATCAACCCACCAGGCGCCCATCACTGGCAGGCCGCACATCACCAGCATTGGAGATGGCCCGCTACGCAGGCGCCCCAGCGCTTTAAAGGCCACCTCTTGCGTCATTGTTTGGGCCTCATCAATGAGCGCCACCCCGCTAGTGGCATTGATGCCCTCGAGGGGATTGTGGCTGGCGTCTCTGGTGCCCGGGCGGAAATAGCTGCGACACCACACAGATGAGCCCGTGGCGGGATCGCTCCAGATGCCCTGCGTTTGAGAGTAGCTCCAGCCTAGAGGCCCTAGCCATTTCTCGATCTCTGGCTGTAGCACTGTGCGGTAGCGCTGCGCTGTATCGGTGATAAGGAGGCTGCTGGTGCCCGGGCGCATATTGCTCACCCATGCGAGGGCAAACACCAGCGCTGAGGTTTTACCTGAGCCCCAGCCAGCACGCACTGCCACCATGGTTTGCTGGCGGGTGATGGCCTCGAGGAGCTCGAGCTGTAGTGGGTTCAGTTTGATCATTTGGCGAAAATCTGCACACTGCTTTAGATTGTGATATTAGTCACACAGGGGGACTGATGCACAAACTAGGCTACGTTAATCGGGATTTGCCGTATAGAGGCCAATCACCAACACCTGATCTGCGGGTGATGGGGATTTCGGGCACCTATCTGCAATCTGGCTACATTAGCGGCAAAGAGCAAAATCACAGACTCACTGGCTCTGCGTGGGTGCGTGAGGCTGAGGAGATGCTCGCCACTGATGCCAGCGTGGCTGCCAGCTGGCGCGTGCTCAAGCAAACCCTCCTCGAGGCCAAATGGCGCTGGGAGCCCGGCGATGAGAGCGATGAGCTCTCAAAGCGCCTGTGCGAATACGCCAATGAGGCATTTGGGTTTGATGGCTACCCGGGGCAAATCACCATCCCATGGGAAGATCAGCTTGCCTATATGTGGGAGTTTGCACCCATAGGCTACCGCTATTTTGAGGAGCTCTACCGGGTGGCCCCCTGCGCCTCTGGGCAGATGCGCGTCTGGCTCGATAGGTTCGCAGACCGTGAGCCCTCAGCGCACCTGCGCTGGGAGAGTGCAGACGGGCAGAATCTAGACGCAGTGCTGCAGGCCACCCGGGGCAATCGCCAGCCCCTACCAATCCCAGCAGATAAGCTACTCCTGCTCACCCTCAATCAGACGGGCAGCAACTTCGAGGGGCGCGGGCTGTTGAGGCCAGCCTGGTGGTGGTGGCGTTTCAAGCAGCGCACCAGCAACCTGATCGGGGTAGGTGTTGAGCGCTGGGCAGTGGCCACCCCTCGCATCAGCGTGAATCGAGCTATGGCAGAGGAGATGGGGCTCACTGATCATGATATAGACACCATGATTGATCGGGCGGCAGCTCAGGCGCAGGCATATGTGGCGCAAGAGCAGAGCTATCTGGTTGATAACCCTGTGGTCTCATTCCAGACCTACGGTGAGCAGAAGCTCGACTCCACCCACGCGCTCAGCATTATCAGGGAGTGCGATAACCAGATTGCTCAGAGCTTCCTAGCGCAATTCTTGCACCTAGGGATCACAGATACAGGCGCTCGCAGTGTTGGTGAAGTTCACCTCTCAGTGTTTAGGCGCAGCGCTCTCAACCTATGCGATATGGTTGCCTCGAGGGTGGGTGGGGTTGATCGTCGCGCAGCGGGCACTATTGGGCGCCTCATTCGTTGGAATTTCGGAGAGGTCAACCCAGCACAGCTGCCAGTGCTCAGGCACTCTGGCTTAGATGCTGATGAGCTCGCAGAGAGCCTCTCTAGCCTGAGCACGCTGGTGCAGTTTGGCTTGCTCACGCCAGAGGATGATCTCGAGCGCAGCATCAGGCAGCGCATTGGTGCTGGGGAGCTCCCCGATGAGGCCTCGCGCTCATTCTTTGACCGGATCAGCGCCACTGCACCTGCGGGTGGTGGTGGGCTGGCGCTGGCTGAGCGCTACCGCAAGCTCATGAAGGGGGCAGGCAAATGACGCTAGGCGGCTCATTCGAGGCTCTGCTGGCGCTATGCGATCAGCGGGTGGCGATCAATCGTCTGGAGACGCACAGCCCAGAGCGTGGCTCGACCCATAAATGGGTGGTCTCATTTGCCCCATATGCGACCCCAGAGAGATGGCAGCAGGAGAGTCATATCCGGCTCAGTGAGGCGCTCAATCGCGCCGTTTCTACTGCACAACTGCTGGTTTTTAGCGGCTATGCAGACAGCCCACACACCCCCACCCAGCGTGCGCGGGCAGCTAGAGTAGGTAGGGCAATATGAGCGCTAAGCGCAAACTGAGGCGCAGGATCTCATCCACACTGCGGCGCCGGTTGGCAGAGGATGATCCTAAGACGCCAGCGCCCGCGCGCGATCAACGCACTGGCTCTACCCGCAATCGCCCGGGCTCTGCATCATCTACCCGCGGCGGCATCAAAATCTCTGATGCTGCAGAGGCTGCGCTCGAGGGGCTCAGAGATGAGCACAATGAGCGATACTCTGCCCCCGGGCGCAGGGTTGATCTGGGGATGCTGCGGGCTGTCTATCGCAGGGGCGCAGGCGCTTTCTCTGTGAGCCACAGGCCCAGCGTCACCAGCCGCAATCAGTGGGCGCTGGGCAGGGTGAAGGCCTTCCTCCGCTTAGTGGGCACAGGCGAGCGCAAAAAATCCTACACCACAGATGATGATCTGCTGCCTAAAGAACACCCCAGCTACAAAGCCAAAGAGCAGGCCACAGAGCAGCTGGCAGAGCGCTATGCGCACATTGATTTCTCTCCCCCTGATGGGGTGCGCAAGGCAGCAGCTCGAGCGCTCGAGGTGAGGGCAGAGAAGCCCCCCTCGCAGCGTGGCATGACAGCTGTGGGCCTCGCGCGTGCGCGTGATCTATCCAACGGCAAAACCATCAGCCCCGAGACGGCCCGCAGGATGCTGGCGTATTTCACCCGGCATGAGGTGGACAAAGAGGGCTCCAGCTGGCCAGAGCAGGGCAAAGGGTGGCAGGCCTGGCAGGGCTGGGGTGGGGATGCTGGATATTCATGGGCCAGAAAGCTGGTGAGACAAATGGATGCAGCAGATCAGAGGCTCGCAGAGCGCCCCACCTATCGAGCAGCCTTCAATGAGATAGCACTGGCAGAGGTAGATGGGCTGGTGGTGGTGGTGGATGATGGCCAAACCATGGGCCGCCCATTTGTCACCCTGAGCGCTGGCAAGGTCTCCTCGCGCCTATCAGGTGATCTAATCTGTGATGTGACGCCAGAGCACCTAGCAGAGATCAAGCGGGTCTTTGATGCTCGCAAAAACGCAGACCCTGTGATCATTGATTGGAATCATCAGAGCGCCCCCGGGGGACAAAGCACCCCTGAGGAGAGTGGCGCACTGGGTGAGATTGCAGAGCTGCGGCTCTCAGAAGATGGGCGCCAATTGATTGCTGTGCCCGTCTACAATCAACGGGGAGCTGAGGTGGTGGCTGCTGCTGGTGGCACCCTCTGGAGCTCCCCCGAGTTTTTCCTAGGTGACGTCTACGCCAGAGAGAGCGGTGAACGCACTGGCTCTGCTCAGCTGTTGGCAGTCACCCTCACCCCCCGCCCACAGCAGGCAGCGTCTGCACTCGAGCGGGTCACCCTATCAGAGGAGATGAATCTGATGGATGTAGCAGAGATTGAGGCTATCGCAGACCTCGAGCAGGCTAAGGCCCTCCTGAAGCAAAAGGATGCGCTGGTGCGTGAGCTCGAGGCCCGTCTAAAGGCCAGCCGCGAGGAGATGGCAGAGGATGAGGATGATGCAGAGGAGATGGCAGAGGCCAGCTCTGATGCTGAGGAGAAAGAGCAGATGGGCGAATATAAGCGCATGAGTGAGCAACTCACGCAGGCCAACACCGCACAGGCTGCCCAGATCCAAGCTCTCACTGAGCAGGTGCAGGCGCTCGCAGAGAAAGAGGCCACCACGCGCCGTGAGGCAGAGGTGGGTGCATTGCTCCGAAGCGGACGCATCAGCCCCGCAGAGCGTGATGTGGCAGAGCACGCCTGGGCGCTCGCAGAGCGGGGTGATAGCCTTTTCTGGGAGATGTTTTCGCGGCGCGCCGCAGAGCACGCAGTCTCTCTCTCTGAGATTGGCCATGGCGCCAGCGGGGAGGAGATCTCCCAGGCGACGATCGCCCAGCGCGCTCAGGAGCTCGCCAGCTCTGAGAGCATCACTTTCTCTGAGGCATATGAGCGCCTCGCACGCACTGAGCCCGCTCTCATCAAGAGCGCGTTTGGAGGATTCTGATGAGCGATAACAACAGCACCATCATCTCATGCGTGGCGGCTGCCACCATCACTGCGCTACAGGCGGTCAAGTTTGACGCCGCTGGCAAGGTCACTCCCTGCACTGTTGAGGGTGAGATCGCCTGCGGCATTGCCCAGCGCCCAGCAGCAGCGGGTGAGGTGGTCGAGGTTTGCGTGCGCGGGCTCACTAAGGCCATCGCCGGGGCAGACCTCTCCGAGCAGGGCCTTCTCATGGTCAGCGCCGCGGGCAAGGTGATCGACTTCGCAGCAGGCGCTGGGAAGTACAGCGTTGCATCTTGGATCCCCAACATCAATCACACCACCACTGCAGACGCTCAAGAGGTCTTTGTGATCTTTGATGGCGCCTCTGAGCAGGGAGCATAATTTATGGCATCTGGCGGCTATAGCAGTATTCACCCAGTAAATGAGATCCTCACTGGTGTGGTCAACGAGGCGATCCCCAGTGACAGCCAGCTGATCGCCCCGCAGGCGTTTGAGCCTATCGAGGTGCAGGATCGCAGCGGCACCATTCTCATTGAGGAGAGCCGAGCGTTTATGGGTGAGGCAGGCGCTGATCCCCAGCGGGCGCCCGGCGCCAGCCGACAAGCGCTCTCTCACTTCACCCGCTCGAGCACCACCTACAAGTGCGAGATTTACTCTTTTGCGGATAGCATCCCAATGGAGGATATCGAGGACAGCCAGTATCCAATGGCAGAGCAGATGCGTAGTGCGCGGCGCGTCAAGCGAGCCCTCCTGCTGGCTCAGGAGAAGCGGGCAGCTGATCTACTCTTCGATACGGGCACGTTCGCTAATGCCAGCCCAGCCACCAAATTCAACGCAGCAGGTGGTGAGCCCCTCACCTACCTCTCAGAGCAGATTGATGTGCTCCGGGCTGCTAACCACGGGATCATGCCTGACACCATGATCTTGGGTTATGATGTTTTCCGCGCACTGGGCCGCAATCCTGAGATGCGTGGCTACATCACCACGGGCGCTGGTGGTGTCGCATCTGGCAATCGCCTTCTGCAGAATGATGTGATCCTCGAGGTGTTGCGCGATAACCTTGGCATCCAGAACATTTTGGTGGGTGCTGCGCGGCGCGAGACTGCAGTGGCTGGCGCCACCTCTAGCGAGGCGCAGATCTGGGAGGCAGAGACCATTGGCCTCTATTCCATGCATGGGGGAGATCCACAGGTGGGCCGCAGCGGTAACCTCAAGATCATGCCTCTCTGCGCTGTTGATCTCCGCTATAAGGGCTACATCGCTGGCGAGTACGACTCTCAGGATATGGTGCGTAAGCATGTTTATGGCGAGCACGTTCAGCAGTTCAAGGTGATCGACGCCACCCGCGGGCGCCTGATCACTAACTGCCTCGCATAAGGCGCTTCTGTGAGTTGCCCGCTGTGCTCACAGCGCCATCACCACCATCTAGCAGAGAATGGTGATGAGCGCGCGCTGGCTGATCTCGCCTCTCAGATCAGAGAGGCCAATACAGCCAGACAGCGGGACATATTGAGAGCTACCCGGGCGCAACTGCGCCTAGAGGCTAGCCTCGACAAAAAATTGAGGCGCTCTCTGCGAGCTGCAAAGAGCGCAATCAGTGATGCAGTGCAGGGGGCAGCTGATAGCGGCAATCTGCAAACGCTGCGCAATCTAGATCGCACTGATCTTGAGCGCTGGCTTTTAGATGTTGGCCTAGGTGATCTGGTGCTAGACATCACAGCGGCAGAGCGAGATACCCTCGCAAATGTTGAGCAGCTCCTACTGGCCTCCTCTGATGGCTTTGATGTCAATGCGATTGAGGGAGTGGGGCAGGCGCTGGCTGATGACACCATCTCTGGGATCATTGATGATGTAGTGATCCCAGATGTGCAGCGGGCAGTGCGTGATGCGTTAGCTGGCGCACAATTCACTGCAGATCCTGCAGAGGTGATCGGCTCTTTGGATGCCGCACTGCGCTCTGCAGAGGGCAGGCAGATCACAGAAGCTCGCACGCGCATCACCTCATTTGGGCGTGAGCTCACTGCGGTGGCAGCAGAGAGCGTGGGGATTGATCACTATCTCTACACAGGGCCGATAGATGGGATCACCCGCCCATTTTGCAGGCAGCTGGTGGGTAGGGTGTTCACCAAAGCTCAGGTGCAAGATCTGCGCAATTATCAAATTGAGCCCCCCTTAGTGCGGGGTGGTGGGTACAACTGCAGGCACACCTGGGCGCCGGTCTCAGAGGAGCTGATTGAGAGCGCTGATCTCTCGAGGGGCACCAATGCAGATGTGCGCAGAGCCAATCAGGCAGCGAGGGCCGAGAGATGAAAGCTACGCAGAATCTAGACTATGCCCTCTACTGGGAGGCCCCCAGCCCTCTGCAGGCTGCACCCAGCATTGGCTACACCACCCCAGCGGGCACAGTGCAGGCACCCACCAGCATGAGCGCAGTGAGGGCTGCGCGCACTGTGACAGCTCTGGGTGGGGATAGGCGCACCCTCACCCTCACTGCGGGTGATGACAGCCAATATCTCATTGGCCCCACCACTGGCAGAGCGTTTCTCATCACTGCGGGTGATGGTGTGTTTGCGGTCACAGTTGATCGCCTCG